TCAACAAGATCGCCCGGCTGGACATCGTGGGCAATACGGTGGACGACGTGAACGCGCACCTCACGGCGCAGGACGCGGTGCTCGCGGACATCCTCGACAGTCTCGCCCCCCTGGAGACCGGCGAAGTCATCGTCTGACCGGCGGCAAGCGGCATGAGACGGTCGTTCCCGAGTGGGGCTACGGTCCGCATCTACTACGCGGCAAACGAGTCCGAGGAGGGCCTTACGGACGTGAAACTCACGCTCCGGAGGTTCAACGGAGACCTGTTGATAGTAGACGAACAGCCCATGGCCGAACTCGGGAACGGCCTTTATTTCTACGACCACACCTGCACCGTAGACGATTGGTATGTGGCGCGGTGCCATTCGGAGAGCCGGAAGGGCCTCGGGTTCGCCTTCTTCCGTGCGGGGACCCCGGTGGGGGTTCCATACGAACTTGTCGGGTGGAGGGCGCACCTCGACGAGACCGGCCTATCGGAGCCCTTCAAGGTCACGGACGGCCTGGGGGCGGTGTTCCTCATCGGGGTCCTCACGGAGATGGGGCACGGCATCTACTACGCGGACGTGGGGAGCCTCGCGACTGGCCGGTACTTCTTCCATGTGAAGATATGGGATGCGCCGTTCAATCACCCCATGGGCTCGGGCGGCGGTAACCCGTACCCCGCGGCCCCCACCGGGGTAGCCTTCGACCTCGCCCCTCCGGCGCCGGTGCCGGTGAAGGTGTTTGAGCCGTAGGAGGGATCATGGCAATCACCATCCGATTCAATCCACCGCCCGAGGCGGACATCAACCGGATACGCGTCTACGAGAGCACCACCCCGGACGGGTCCTTCCTCGCGATCCAGACCACGGCCATTACCGGGACTTCGGAATTTGTCCTCGTTCCCACAGGGACAATGGACAAATACTACCGCTTGTCGTTTGTCGATACGGCCGACCAGGAGAGCCCCCTGTCTCCCGTGGTCCGCGGAAACGACATCAGCGGAACCCCGTCGCCCGAACTGCGTGACTGGGCGAAATTCATCTACCCCCTGGGTCTCCTCTACTTCGGCGAAGACCAGGCGGTAGCGGCCAACTCCGCGTTCTCAACCCCCGGGGTCCGGACCCTTCAACAGGGGTGGACCCGCGAACGCCGGTGTACCGCCCTGTTCCACGTGGAACACGAGTACGATGAAGTCTGGGTAGGGGGCGGGGTCCGGGCCTTGGTGTGGCAGAAACTCGTCCTGAATGAGCCGGTCCGGCCTTCGCAGTCTACCAGGTGCCCCGGGCTCGGGTGCGACCTGGAGGACGCCGGGCGCCTCGTGGACCCCTACATCCTGATGAACGAAATGTCAGTAGAGGCTGTTGTCGGGAACTACCCTGCCCTCGTCTCCACCATGGACATGCTCCCCGTAGGGGTGAACATCCCCACCTATGCCCTGGAGGACGGGGACACCTTGACCGTCAAGACGCGGTACGACGCGGACGCGAAGACCATGACCTTTCACCCGGTTGACTTCGGGGACGGGGACATAGGGGCGTTCACGATTGGCGAGGCCGTGACGGTGATAAACACCAAGGCGGCCGCCCAGGGCATCGCCGTAGTCGCGGAGGCCCAGGAGTCCTGCCTGGTCCTGCGGACCACGGTAGGGGGCTTCGAGGGGACCCTTGAACTTGGGGGGACGGCGGCCGAACTGCTCGGGTTCGACTTCGACAACCTCGCGACCCGGGACGCCTACCACGGCCAAAAGGTCACGATGATTGTCCGGTTCCGCGACACCACCGGGGCAATCACGGATAGCCCACTCCTTCGGGCGTCCATCGTCTACAACCCCTGGTTCCCGGTCATCCCGTGGGACGTGCGGGTGACGTACTGCTCGGGCCTTGACTTCGCCATGCAAAACGGCACGGTCTACCCGGATTCCGAATTGTGGAACCACTGCGTTGCCGCGGTCGGCCGGATGGAGTACGAGACGGCCCTGCTGTCCTACCCCCGCCGCCTCATGGCGCACCCGGACCGACGGGGCTACGTGGAGGGCCGGGACTACGATATGGCCTACGACGCCCACGACTACTACCCCGAAGATTACATGAAGTGGGGGTGGTGCAAACTCCGCTGGGCGCCGATCCAGTCCGTGAGCCGGGTGGCCCTCACCCTCCCACCGGGGCTGGACATGATCGTGTTCCCAAGCCAGTGGATCGAACTTAAGAAGGACTTGGGCTCCATCAACATCGTCCCGGCCATAGGGTCCGGCTTGACCTCCTTCGCCCTCGGGACCACGGGGCACCTCATCCCCCTCCTCTCCCGGTCACAGCAGTTGAACATCCCGGGCTCCTTGGAGGTGGACTTCATCGGGGGGTACGGGTGGGGGAAACTCCAGAGCACGGTAGAGGGGAAGATGCTCTGGGACGCCATGTGCATGTTGGCGTGCGTCGCTACCCTGCTGGTCATCGGGGACGCGCGGCTCTCCGGTATCTCATCGCAGTCCCTCTCGGACGGCGTGATTTCAGAGTCCATCAGCACCACAGCCGGAGGGGAAAACACCCTCTACGGTGCGCGGATTACCCAGTACCGGGACAAGATTCTTAATGACATCCTCCCCCGCATCCGGCAGAGGAAGCGCGGGATCGTCATGGAGGTCTGCTAGTGGCCGTTGCCGCCCGTTGGCATCCGGTCCGGGTCGCGCAACAGTCGGCGCGGCAGGGCCAACGGATATGGTGGATGCCCGCCACGCTCTGCCCTTGCGTGGAGAAGCGCATCGGAGGCCCCAAGCCGGAGTGCAAACTATGCTACGGCCTCCGGTGGTACTACCCACGGGCGCACCCCTCCATCGGGTCCTTGCGGCCCCCATCGGAGAACGCCCACTGGCTTGAACCGGGTATGCTCCAGCGGGGAACCATGACGCTAAACGTCCAGCCCTTCCTCTACCAGTACGGGGCGCTGTCCTACGCGAGGGACAACCCCGTGTACGATTGCGGCCTCGGGGATAGGGTCCTCCTCTGCTCGGGCCGGTCCCGGTCATCCGAGGTCTTCGTCCGCGGATCGGGGCAAGAGAAGGTGCGGCAGGCCATGCCGATAGAGGGGGCGAAGGGTATCCTCATCTGCGCCTCCGTCCAGGATCCCGAGGGTGACGCGAAGACGGAAAGTTACGTTCCCGGGACCGACGTTATTTTGGAGGGCCGGGACATTATCTTCGTCGGGCGCGAGCCGGACGAAGGGGAACAGTACAGTGTCACATACTTTCACCGCCCCATGTACGAGTGCGCCACGGAACTCCCCGCAGAGAGGCGGCATCAGGACCGTCTTCTCATGCGGCAGTTTCAGGTGGAGTACGTGGACCAGGTGGACGCGGGGAGTAAATTCTTAAAATGAGCGACCTACCCGACCGTCCGGAGATCACGATTGAGCACGTGGACGTGAAGGCCGCATGGTCCGACATCCTGGAGAACGGCATCAATGCGGGAGAGGATTGGAACAACGCCTTTCTTCCGGGGCTCAAAGACACCTTCCTTGACCAAAAGACGAGCCTCCCCCGCGTGCGCGTGCTGTACCGCGCCCCAATCGAGCCGGAAGAACTCCCCTGCGTGACCATCGGCTTGAACTCGGAGAACCAGACTGGGGACCACGTGGGGCGCCTGGAGGAAGACGAGGACTACGAGGAGGACCACTCCGGGAACCCGCAAGGCCCCATCCTCCGCGCCGGGGACCGGAACGAGACCTCCGTGGAGTTAAGAATCTGGACATTCAACGAGATTGAACGGGACCGCCTCTACCGGGCCGTCTACGCCCTCGCCAAGGTCGCCCTGGGATACTTTGACGGTATCGGAGCAGGGAGGCAGTCCGTCATCGGCGGCCGGGATGAGCAGATGCCCACGGACCAGACCCCCAAGATCCTGTACACCCAGACGGTTACCTGGACAGGAGACCTTGAATTTTCAGCCCGCATCGTGTTAGATAGGCTGGATTCGGTACAGGTTCGGCAAGTCCCCATGGACGAAGAAGAAGAGGAGGAAGAGGAATGACGGACGAACTGGCTGTCGAACTCGACTTCACGCCACGGAGACTGAAACCGGAGCCCGCTCCGGAGCCCATCCCGGCACCCCCTCCCACCATCCCACTTTCGCTCTTCGCCCAGGAGAGAGGTTTACGCCCCGGCACCGTTGCCGGGATGAAGATATACCTTCATGGGTCCGCGGCACCTCGGAGCCGCGAGGCATGGGCAAGGATCGTGGCATCCTACCAGTCCGCGCCCGTTGGAACCAAGCATAAGGAGTAACGGCAATGGCAAGATTCGGCTTTCAGTTTGGCGGACAGCGCCGCATCCTGCCCGGTGCGTATGCCCGGTATGACAGGAAGCCCCGCCCGGGGGCTCCCATCGGCCAGACGCGGACCGTGGCGGTCATCGGCGAGGCCCTCGGTGGCGTTCCGGGCGTTCCCACCCGCCTTGCGGGTCCGGGAGACGCCCTGGCAGTCTTCATCGGGGGGGACCTCCTCACGGCGATTGACTGCGTTTACTCCCCCTCCCCGGACGTTCCCGGGGCGCGGGACGTGGTTGGCATCCGGGTCAACCCGGCAACCCAGTCGGACGCGGACATAAACGCGACCGGACCCGCGAAGGTTGCGGAAATGACCTCGGAACAGTACGGCGAGAGGACCTTGGGGCTCCGCTACAAGGTGGAGGACGGGTCCAGCGTGGCAACCTATCCGGGAGTTAAGAAGGTCACTATCGAGGACCAACTCAACACCCCCGGCGAGTACGAGATTTTTGACGACCTCGGGCTCGGGTTCACCATCCTCTACATCGGGGCCGGGTCGGCGGCGACCATGACCATTACGAAGACGGGTGTGAACGCGACCGCCCTGGCAACGGCTTGCACGGGCGCCACCGCGGACAACCTCTCGATTGACCTCACCTCCAAACTGTTCGACACCATCGGCAAGGTGGTGGCCTACATCCAGGAGACCTTCCCGACGAAGTACACCGTGGTCTTGGCCGGTGTCGGCGGGGTGGCCTCGGCAAAACTGGACGCGGCCGCGGGGGTGGACATCAAAACCGGCCCCGCCTACCACGCCCGGGAAATCCTGGACGGGGTGGTGGACGGCATCAATGCGGATTCCGCCCTCGTCACCGTGGCGAAGGAAGCCCTGGCCGTGCTCACGCCGGTGAACGTAGGCTGGACCGCCCTTACCGGCGGCGGCGAGGGAACCACGGCGAACTCGGACTGGGAAGCGGCACTCGACGCCCTCACGGCGGAAGAGGATGTCCGCTACATCGTCGTGGCATCCGGGGACCTCGCGGTCATCGCGGACGTAACCGCCCACGTCAACAACGCGGAAGTGAACGAAAACCTCTTCCGGCAGGCGTTCGTCGGGATCGACGACGAAGACGACGCGGCCGACACCCTTACGGCCATGGTAAGCGCCGTGGGACAGGTCGGATCGAAGCGGGTGTCCCTCTGCGGCCCCGGCGTCAAGATCCGGACGGAGAACGGCCTGGAGTCGTTCTCGGGCTGGGCCAACGCGGCCTGTCAGGCCGGAGCCAAGGCGGGCGCCCTCATCGGGGAATCCCTCACCTACAAGAGGATCAATGTCCCCGCGATGACGTTCGCTTTCACGCGGTCACAGCAGGAGGCCCTCATCAACGCGGGGGTGTCCCTCGTCCAGACCGTCCCCGGTATCGGGCAGCGCATCATCCGGAGCCTCACCACCGTATCGGTGGAGACCGACTACCTCTACGTCGCCCCCGAGGCTATCGAGGCGGCGGACGAGATCATGGGCCGGATTCGGGAAAAGGCGGAGCGGGCTATCGGGGCCTCGGGCAACTACCCGGCCGCCGAGATGCTGAAAGAGATGACCGTCTCCGAACTCGTGGCCGCGGAGCGCGAGGGCCTCATCGCCGCGGGCATCGACGAGGAAGGGAACGCGGTTCCGGCGTATCTGGAGCCGTCCGTTATGATTAAGAATGGCGTGGCCGAGATCGAGTTCCAGGCCATGTGCGCAGGCACTATCTACTACGTCGGCGTGACCGGACACTTCGTCACGGTCGGGCAGGCGGTGTAAGGAGGTTTGATCCATGGCATCAGAGGCAAAACAGACGGTACATGCCGGTCACAGCATCTACCTGGAGATGGACGGCAAGCGTATCGGGCGCGTGCAGGGCATAACAAACCGAACCAACTTCGGCACCGAGGGCGTGTACGAAATCGGGTCCATCATGCCTCAGGAGCACGTCCCCCTTCGCTTTGAGGGGGCAATCACGGTCAACAAGTACGTGATTAAGAAGGCAGTGCTGAAGACCCTCAATGTCTTCCCCGACAGCGTTGGGGAAGAGATCCTGAAGAAAAACATCTTCAACGTGGCCGTGTACGACAAGGCGACGAAGGAGGCGGTCATCGTGTACGAAGGGTGTACGCAGAGCGACGGCAACATGAACATGCAGGCCAACCAGATACTTGGTCAGGACTGCACGTTCCTTTGCCTCTCCATTCGGCGTGGCCCTGCGGCGCGTGAAGTGGCCGCCGGGGCATAGTAACGGAACAGGAGGGCTGAAACATGGCGGGTAGCGACCCATCCGTCACGACCGAGGGGGCAGAGTCCCTCATTATCGGGGAGGACAAATACACCTCCCCGCTGATTCCTGTCAGCGGCCGTATCCTCACGGGAAAAGGGCAGTGGGAGGAGGTCAAGGGTGACTTCGCGTTCAAGATCCCCACCCTCCGCGACGAGTGCGCTATCGGGGCGATCATGGCCCGCTTAAGCAGCGGCCTTAACGCCCTTGATGCGCTACGGGTCGTGGGGGGTGGGGAGGCCCAACGCGACATAAACCCCTCCTATGGCTTGGCGCAGATGATCGCCGAACTGAAAGTCTGCACCATCATCTACCCGAAATGGTGGAAGGAGGACCCCGCAGAGTGCCGGGACATGGCGATGGTTAGCGCCGTGTACGACGCTTATCTTGTCTGGGTCAAGCGATTTCGAGGAGACGGCAACAAGGCGGATCAGGGGGGCCAGTAGAGACGGATACCAGAGAGCCCTGTACAGGCTCTGCAAGGAATTCAAGGTCCTGCCCACGGAAGACCGGTTTCAGCGCCTTCGGAAGGCCCAAGTGCTCTGGCTTCAGGAAATGATGGTAGCGGATGCTCGGGAGGCCAACGTCCAGGCATCGGGGGGCACTTCCGAGTATTACGAGGATCCGGACTTTGACGATGAAGCCCTGTCCGACAACTGGGAGGAGGTGTAGCGGTGCCGCCGGATGGGATGGAGCAGGGCATCTTCAGCGCAACCGTCCACATTGACGCCGGGGCTACCATCCGCCCGCTCGTGATCTCCCAGGGGGGGCTCGTTTCCCAGGCCGTTGCCGCTGTCACCCAGCGAATATTCGATGAATGGCAGGCCGTAGCCTACGGAGGGAAGTCCTTGTCATGGAGCGGAGGGACGATCTCCTTAAAGGCGAAGAGCGGGGAGTACGGGGACTCTCTCCAGCAACATGCGGCCGGGCTCATGGGGGAGGTTTGGTCGGATCATCCCCACGCGAAATACGTTGAAGATGGGCATGGACCTATCGACCTAAAGCCGGGCCTCTTACGCGGGCCAAAGCATCGGTTCAACCCGAAGACTGGGCGCACGTGGAACGTGGTTCCCTTCCGGTGGAGAACCCCCGCAGGTGAGCATACCGCCCCGGATGACACCGCAAGGCCGAGTGACATGATGACCCCGGGGGTCTACGCCGTTGCTAAAGACCTTGAAGAACACCAGAAACTCGCGGAGACCTACACGGATAATCGCGGGGTAGAGCGGCCGACATATGGGCACATGGGGCCAGCGGGGCTCGTCCATGGCTGGGGCTCTTCCCTGGGCGACATGGGGCCGGGCATGGGGAACTTCAAGGGTATGTACCGGTTTGGAAGCCGGGTTCGTACCCCTATGGGGGGTACAAAGTCGCAGACTCAATATGTCACTTTCCGGACAGTTTCCGACCGTTCACCGGCCAGTTCATGGATTGTTCCCGCCGTACCGCCACGGCCGGTTACGCAGGCTCTCGCAGAGAAGTTCACCCCCATCGCAGAGGCGGCAATCGAGATCGCGGCCATTCAGGAACTCGGGATAAACCCGAAGAAGTTGAAGTAATGTCCGATATTCGCGTCCGACTTTCGGTTCAAGGGGACGCTACCCAGGTCCTCACCCAACTGGACAAGGTGAATCGGAAGGTCGCGAGCGTCAACCGGACCATGGCCGGGCCGTCCGAAGGACGCACCAAGTCCATGGTGCGCGAGTATAGCCGCTCCTTCCGGGATATGTCCGGATACGCCGAGGAAACGGCGGATAGCGTAAGGGAACTTCAACAGACCGTCGCGCAGGGTGGGTCGGCACGGGAGGCGAGGGCGAGGGCGGCCGGAATCGGGC